CCCCGCCGATATTGACGGCCGGCACACGGTCTTTCTTCACCTTGACCGATTCGGCGATTCTTTCGCCCCACGGCCCGGCATAGTTAATCGCGGCCTGACGCCACGCTGGAGCCATGTGCTTATCGGCGACCGCCTGCGAGGCCTGCCTGAGTTCGGCCGAGGCCTCTTTTGGCAGTTTGCGGAAGGCTCGGAGAATGTCGTTTAGGCCGTCGACGTAGGTGTCAAACACTTTGGCTGGAGCCATTGCCTAACACCTCCACGATCGTAGCTAGTTGCCGGGGATCGTAGGCCGCTACTTCCTCGATGGGCCTTCCGATCCTGATGGCTACTTGGGTTATGAATCTCCGGACTGATCCGGCTGGGTAGGGTCCGGCGTCTCGGCGTCCTCTGCCCAGACTTCCTTTTCCTTTGCCCAAGCCTTGACCTGTGCCAGATTTGCAGGTGATTCCCCGGTCACGTGGATGTAGGCGCAGATCAAGCGGATTCCCATGGTGCCCGGCTTGCGCTTTGCCTTGTCGTACAGTTCCTCGGCCTCCATGAGATCCGCTGAGCAGATCTGATAGGTGGTCGGTTCGAAACTGTCTACGGTTGTGACTGTGATGCTTGGATACATGGCGTTTCCCCGTTCTCTAGTTGTTTATGCGAAGGTTACCGTGCCCTGCATGGAAACGGTGCAGGTTGCGATTCCGGCGGCGTCGAAGGTGACGTCGCAGGAGTCGATGTACATGGCCGCGCCGGTCCAGACGCCTGTAGCCGACTCGACCGTGACGGCGACAGCTGCGGGGGTTGCGATGGCGACCTGGAGAGCGTCGTAGATGCCGGCGTTCTCGTCGTAGAGGAAATCGAGCGAGATCGTCGAGTTCAGGTCGGTCTGATTAAACGCCACGTCGCTGAGGGTCTTGGTACGGATGATCGTGGGCGTGGTGGTAATGGTGCCGGTCGTGATCTGCTCTTCGTACTGGGCGGCGCCTACCTCGACGGTGAACGCGGCACCAGCCACGGAAACAACTGCCATAATTACTCCTTCATAGATACGGAGACGTTTATCTCCGTGGTGTACACGGTGCCTTGCGCTCCCACATCATTTAGCTGCGGGGGGTTTACGACATCCCAGGAAAATCCGGCTGGGATGAGCGGAAGTAGGAGGTCGATAGCGTTCTCGACGTCCAGCGTAGCGGCCTCATTATTTCGAGGGCTAATAACGATCAGGACACGCCAACGCACACGATAGCCGAGCGCTGTGCCCCGCTCATGTGTGATCCAGGGCGAGTCGGGCACGATGACGACGGCCGGGGGCCGAGGTACGGCTGGGACCGTGGTGTAGACCTGGAGCCCTTGCCCGGTAAATGCCGTGACAAGGGCTTCTCTGGCTTCCGTGACTAGGGCCGTCATCCGATCATGCCCTTGACGTCCATGTATTGCCCTATAAGACCGCTAACTCTGCGGGTGAGCCAGGCGTTTAGGCGGTAGGGGCCTGGGCTGAAGTCAGTTGCCACGGCTTGGCCGCCAGCGGCGGTGCGTGCCTGGTACATGTCGACCGCTACGGCTAGAGCTGCCTCTTTACAGGCTGGGGGCTCGAGTTCGTATGCGGCGTCCGTGAGTAGGGACGCGACGATATCGTCGGCGGCTGCGGCCACCTGATCGTAGGGCTCCTCCGGCGGGTCATAGTCGAGGTCCAGCGCTGTGGCTAGTTCCTCACCCGTTACGAGTGCCATATCGTCGCGTCCCTTATCTCAGCGGTCAGACGTTCAGAACTCGGACGATGCCAGCGGGCAGGAATGCTGCGGTAACGCCATAGCCATAGATAGCAATGTCGCGTCCCAACTTTCCTACGTTTTCTGCTGTGGCGAGGCGGGGGCCGTCTTCGACCCAACGGGCTGCCGCGCCATTCGTCACGATCGCGTTGTAGGCCGCGTTCGTGTCGAGCCAAGTGGCGCGAATGACCGGGAGGCCGGACACATTCACGCGCAAGGTTGACGCGGTGGCGACGCCCGACACGTTCTGGACGGTGTAGGGCTCGGGCTGGAAGGTGCTCCAGCCGCCGATCTTCTTGAAGACTGCGGTCGAGACGAACACCGCGCTAGCCGGGGACTGGGTAGCGTCCTCGACCTTGACGGATGACGCGAACACTGCTTCACGGAATCCGGCGCCCGTGGTGTCGGCTGCGAAGTCGTAGTCCTGAGTGCCTGTACCGTCATTCCACAAGTCCGAGGTGAACTTGCGGTCGGTCACGGTCGCGTATGACGCGGCCATGATGCGGTTGTGAGCGTCGAGGTACGAGGGGCTCGAGCGCTGCAAAAGCTGGTAGGAAATGTCCGAGCCAGCGGCGTAGGTGTCAAGAGTCGCGGTGCCCTTTTCCAGGTTGATAGCGACGCTGTTAACTTCGTCCTTCTCGTTGGCTTGTGCTTCGACAATATCGGTCAATGACCCGTCGAAATAAGGCCAGTTGATGTCCATGCCTGCGACTCCGGCAGACATTGGGCCGCCTGTGCCGGTGATGACGCGGCGTCCGAGGTCGATGATGCCCTGAACCTGGAGCATCCAATTAGGGGGCATGACGCCCGGGTTATTGTCCGTGACCTGGTCGAAGAGTGCGCGTGACTCAACGTCGCCGGCGAGGACTGCCTTGGAGTAGTCGCCAAAATCGCGGAACTGTGCGAGCGGGTGAACGGGCTCGCTCACGAATGAGCGGGACTCAACCTGTGAGAGCTGCTGACGTACTTCGGCGATGGCGGATCGTGCTTCGGTGTCAACGGTTACCGCCGGGGCGGTTTCCTCGACGGTTTCGACTGACATTTGTACTTCCTCTCGGATCGCGCTTACGCCTGCGGTGGCGTAAGCGGGCATGTGGGTTATGGAGGTCTCCATGAGGGAGGCCGCCATGTGCTGGACTGCGGTCTTTGCCCGGTTCCAGACAGATTTGGTCGGCATGAATCCGACGCTGAGGCCCTTCGATGAGCCGGTACGGATCAAGGTAGCGGCGTCGCGGCCCTGGACCGTGTTGGCGATATTGAAGTCGATGTAAAGGCCGTCGGGCTTATTCTCGGCCCCGGTGATAACTCCGATCGGCTCACCATGGCGGTAGGCAATCGGCTTGCCGATGACGTCCTCTACGGCGAAAGCGTTGGGCGCGAAAGACTCGCGTACGTTGCCGATCATGGTGTCGACTCCGTAGGGGACGGCGCGGCCGTAGCCCTGGCCGGCGATGTCGGGATCTGTGGGGTTTTCGCGCATCTCGATTACGAGATCGGTAGTAAATTCGGTTGTCTGCATTATGGCCTCAGCATTGGGTCGGATTGCATTAGATCGGGTAGGTCTAGTAGTTCGCGGGATTCGTCGATCGAGATAACGTCGAGCGGGCGTAGCGTTGCGATTAGTGCAGCGATCTCGGCTGGGTTGCCGCGCAAGAATACGGAAGTGTCAAACTCGACGGCGTGGCCTCGAGGGGTGATGTCATTCATCGAGAGACGCTGAGAAATTTGCAGCATGACTGGCGTTAGCGATAGGTCGAGGAGCTGCCTATAAAGATCGACCCTATTTGCATAGGTCAAGGCGCTTCCTGACTGGGTAGCGTTGACCCATGCCGCGTCGAGGTTAGCCTGCCGGGCGACCGCTAGGGCGCTTGCGTTTCTTGCGTCGGTCAGCTGCATATCGTTAGGCGAGAATCCGCCGACTGATTCGGTCGAGATCGTCGAGTTGAGGTAGGCCGTCGAGCGGTTTGTGCGGGCTGTTTCCCAGGCTTCGAGCAGATCGTCGACGACGGCGCCCGGCAGGTCGGCGCCCGAGTTTTTCAGGATCACGTTTGGTACCGGGTATTCGGCGTAGCGCAAGGCTGCGGCCTCGAGTGCTGCGGCCGTGTTTACTGCTGACGCCATCGTATCGAGCCAGCCGCCGGTCGAGTCACCGTCGAATCGGACGACGTCGCGAGGCGGGACTGGAACGCCATTCCAGTAGATGGTTCCGAATGCGGGGATCGGGTCCATCATGGCTTCGGTGGTGGCGTCCGGCATAAATGAGACCTGTGAGTACGGCATCCAGTCGAATTCGGTCGGGTAGCCATCCCAGGCCCGAGCTGCTACTCGCCAATACGCGAAACCGTACAGGAGCAGGTCTTGGACTGTGCGGCCCATGATCGAGGCGTAAGTAGTTTGGGGGTTTGGCTGCACTAGGACGCCACGGGCGACGACCTGATCCTTGCCGACGTATTCCTTAAGGGGAAATGCCGAAATGGTGTTTGTGTAAACCTTGAGGCACTTCACGAATGCGGGAACCTGCATCGCGGTGCTGAGTGCCAGCGAAAACGTGCCCGACTGCTGGATCATCGACAGTAATTGGGCCGAGGCGTCGCGGACGTACGGGACCGGCTCGGATACTGCCTGCGTTATCGCGGACTGTATCTGTGCCTGGTCCCGTACGACCTTGAGTGAACGGGGAAACGCCACGGGTGTAATTCTCGTGCCATATCACACCATCGTCAAGTATCCAAGGCTATCTGTGCTTTATGCGCGTCGGCGTGTATG